AAGTAGATCGGATTGACAATCCTGGCGAAGAGCGGCATCTGGATCTTGCCCTCCAGTCCGATGTCCTGCGCATGGGGCTTCATGAAGATGCCGAACGGGAGTTCGTTGTCGAACGTCCCGGCGCCGCCCCGGCGCGGGTCGAACTCGGAGAACTCGTTCCCCGTCTGGTGGTACAGCACCAGCGGCTCGCCCTTCTCGTCGATAATCTTGGTGGCCGACTTGACTTTATCGAAATGTTGTGCTATAATAAGCCTGGAGCCTGGAAGTGCGCTTCCTTCAGTGGGAGTCTTGAACGCATCTTCCAGCTCTTTTGCTATCTGGACTTCATGCAGATAAAACCCCTGACGATTTGAACGCGTCTCAACAACCACTTCACAAGCATATTTCTCCCCACCAATCGTGATGGGGGCTATGAGCACCGCCGTGTCATAGCCGCGCTCCTTCCAATTCTTCTGCCTGTCATAGACCATGCCATGCTGAATTACTTCCGGCACGGCGGCATAGGCGGCGGCCTTCAGGCTACCGATTCCATGCCCCAGGGAGTCTTTAACCCCTTCTTCGTCCAGCATGACATCGCCCAATTCCGGATTGGAAACTTTTCCATTATATTTCTGCATATAAAACGCAGTGACTTTTTCGGTCAACGGCACACCGTCCTTCTGAAATTCCTGGCCAGAAATCCCCGTAACAGGATTCCCGTTCACGGCAAAATTATAGGCGTTGGCAACCTCCCAGTCGCCCGCCCAGTTCTTGAACGAAGGTGTGCGCACCTGCACCCACTGCCTTGCGTCGAGGTTGGTGGGCTCCCCGTTCGGGACCTTCATCCACTGCGCCGTGCCGTGGTACCGTCTGAACTCGTCGCGGAACTCCTGCGTCTCCCTGTCCAGGTCTATGCCCAGCTCACGCGCGTCCTCCGCCTCGTCGTCCAGCAAATAGTCGATGCGCTCGTCCACCCGCATGTTCGTGTCCGAGAAGGACACGTAGTTCCACCCGTCGTGCCCGTCGCCCTGGTTGGCCGGATAGACCACGCCGTCGATGCCGCACTCGCTGAAGAGGAACTCGCTGGCCGCCTTGGGGGATCCCATCAAATCCGCAATCTGCTTATACACGTATTCGCCGGTGGCGTCATCGAAGTCAAGGTACCGCTCCAGATAGTCCCGCAGAACATCGGGCGGATAGTATTCGGGCCAATCCTGATTCCCCGTCTCCTCGTCAAATTCAAGAAGGCCGTCCGCCTGAAGCTCCTGGTTTACAAACGAGATTATGTCCTGGTTGTTCGTCTCCTGCGACAGCGCGTCAAGAATGGAGTTTTTCTGCCACTCCTTCACTGGATTGTGCCATTGCAGCAGATGCGCCCACATGTCCTCACCCTCGCCCTCGCGGTTCGTGAACCACGTCTGCCGGTAAAGATGGCGGTGCCCCTCCGCCAAATCAGAAAATCTGACTTCCCCTTTTTGTATTTTGTCTATTGCTTCATCGGTTTGTTGTATGAGTTTGTCATACAATGGATTGTTATCCTCTGATTTCCTGAACTTATATATGTCAATAAGTCCCTTGAGTTCTTTGATTAGACCATCACTGTCAGTCCTATAGTTGTCATGCAGAGCACTTCTGATTTTGTTTGCCCATGGTTCAGAAATATCTTTTATAAGTTTCCCGTTATATGTCCATGCCTTGCTTCCATATTTCTCCACCGCGTCCTTCTTCGCGTACCACTCGGCGATGCCCCTGTTGTCCGTCGCGTAGAGGCCCCATCCATAGACCTGCGCCCCCTCGCCCGTGCCCACGTAGTGCAGGCTGGGCCTCTCGTATTCCGCCGATGTCCCCGTCCACAGGTTCCCGATCGAAAAGTCGATGCCGCTCTCCGAATGGATGTCATCTGGACTTGCATTCAGGACTTCCTGCAATATATTCTTATATAAAGCAACGCCTCCGTGTGGCTTGAGCTCGTCTTCAGAGATATTCGGCAGCGGTTTGAAGGGCGTTGCTTTTTTTATCTCATCCTCTACAAAAACCTCATGCACATATAGCCTGTTCTCATTGATGTCCTGCGAGACCCGACAGAAAACATAATTCAGCCCGTCATCATAGACGATGGGGTAGGCGAAGTAGTGATTCATCAGGGGTTTGCCATCAAAATCCCGCGCGCTTCCAAGATACACCGCGTTGTCGAAGTCCCGCTGCAAAGTGACAAGGGCATCCAGTTTTTTTTGACCATATCCGTGCGCAAGGGAGTTCTTCGCGCTGCGCTCGTCGATGGTGATTTTCCCCACGGCGGTCTTCTTGACGACGGGCGTGGGGAAATACCTTTTCGCGGCCTCCTGCACGCTCTGCCCTGGATCGCGGACGAACGCGCCGGCCTTCACGGACGCCCTGGGAGCGTTCTCCAGCTGATGCCTCATCGAAACAAGCTCCGCGCGCCGGTTCACGGCGTCTTTGCCGGCGGCCTGGCTTCGGGGGATGTTCCCCTGGGCGGCGCGTTGCTGCCTTGCGAGCATGGTGTCCAGCTCCCTGTCCGTGATTCTCACTGGACGCCCGAAGACCCTTGCGAACCACATCCTGATCCTCTGGAGGAGCTCCCTCCACCATGACGGCCTTGGCGCGCGGCTCTGCGCGATGCGGGCGATGAACTCGCGGGCGACCGTCCGCCGGTCCTTGGGATTGTCCAGGAGGATGCGCGGCTCCGCGCCGCCATCCGCGTCCGCGCCCTCCAGGGCGTCCGCCAGATGGGGGAAATAGCGCTCCGCCACCTGCCTGAAGAGCGGCTCCGCCGAATGCTCCTCCCACACGGAGTCCAGCACGGCGTTGCGCTGCTCCTCGGGGAAGACGGCGTCGAACCCGATGTGCCCCACCACCTCGTGAAGGACCACGTCCGGAACATCGGACGGCCTCACCCTGGTGGTGTCCACGTACACCCTGCCGCCCATCACGAACGCGCGGGGGATGCGCCGCCCCCTGTATCCCCTGGCCTCCAGGTCCCGCCGCGCGGCGGGCGGGTAGTTCTCCTGCCCCCGCACGAACTCGAACTGGACGGACGGGAACCGCCTGGCCGCCTGGGCGAAGGCCGCCTCCGTCTCCGCCGGGTCGTGGGGGAGCCTTTCGCGGAGGCGCATCCTGGCCTCCGCGTCCCTCGCGCGGTTCTCCATCCTGGCCGCGTCCGCCTCCTCGGAGCCCTCGGCGGGGGCGGGGGAGGTTTCGCTCGACGAGAGCCGCGCCCGCGCGGCCTCCGTCTGCGCCGTCTCCATGGCCTTCCTGGCGTCCGCCGCGTCCTCGATGATGGCCAGCGTGTCCGCCGCCGCCAGCCTGGTATCCTCGTCAGCGGAGAGCAGGGCAGGCGAGGTCGTTTCCGCCTTCTCCGTCTGGGCTGGCTGCGTCGCCTCGGCCGCAGGAGCCAGGGCCTGAGCGTTTGCCCGCGCGGGGGGCCCCCCCTGCGGGACCGCCCCCAGAAGGGAGGCCCTGGCCAGCGCTGCGTTGTTCAGCATGGAGACCACGGCCTGGTCCACCGCCGCCGGGGCGGGCGGCCTCCAGGGAAGCAGCCCACGGACCATGGGGACGCCTCCGCCCCCCTGCGGGGCTGACGCGGAAGGCGACGGCTCGCCGAAGCCTCCCCCGCCGGGGGGGAGCGTCCTGTCGAAGGGCGTCTTTCCGGCGGGGTCGTGTTTCCAGTTGTAGAGGAAATACACGCCCCTCCACGCCTCTTGGTACTTGTACGCCTCGTTTCTCCTGCGGGCGTCCCCGTACCCCATGAAGGCGAACGCCGTGCCCATGGCCCCCGCCTCCATGGCGGCCTCGGGGATTCCGTCCAGTAGGGCGGCGGAGAGCTCGCGGCCCGTCATGCCGTGCCAGTCCCCACGCTGGCCGAAGGCGACGTCCAGCGCGTTCCGGGCGAGCCGCCCCGCCGCGCCAACGCCCGCCCCCTTGCCGAACGCCATGCCGTAATAGCGCATGGCGGCCGACAGTCCGGCCTCCACGCCCTTCTCAAGCACGTCGCGCGACACGGCCTTCTCCAGCCCCTGCGCGAACCGCATGGTGAGCAGATTCACGGCCCCCACTCCCATGGCGTAGAGCATGGCCTTGCCCCCGTCCATGTCCGGGTCGCCGTCCCTGATGCCGTAGAACGCGTCCACGCCGGCCACAAGGGCAGGGCCCATGGGGCCCGTGAGGGCCATGAGCCCGATGTCCGCGGCAATGCGCGGGGCGGACGCCACAAGCGAGACGGCCATGTCCGTGACCCGCTCCTGCAGCGTGTCCGGATCACTGTTCATGAGCGAGGCGTCCTCCGCCTCCCGTTCGCGGAGCGCCTTCGCGGCGGCGGAGCCTCGCACCGCGTCCTCGATCTTCTCCGCAGCCTCCAGCATCACGCCGTAGTCCATCTCCGGCATGTCGTGGTTGGACATCATGGCGGCCTTTCCCAGGACGGCCAGCACATTGAGCGCGGAACTTCCGATTCCCGAGAGCGTCGCGTCCAGCTTCACCATGAAGTCCGTGCCCGTGTCCAGTCTGGGCGCGCGCCCCTGCACGGTCCTCGCCATGCTTTCGTAGGCGGGCTCCCAGAACTCCCTCCTCTCCATGTGCCCCCAGAAGCCCTTCCAGCCCGGATGCGCCCCCTCGCCGAGGTACTCCCTGCTGTACGCGTTCACGTTGCTCCAGGCGTCCGCCATGTCCGTGCCCCTCGTGAGGGAGATGAATGCGGCCACCGCCACCTTCCTGCGCGTGGCCTTCGGGTCGCGGGACCTCTGGATGGCGTCCTCCAGGCGGGCGTTCACTGCGGGCGCGAACATGTCCACGGGGCCGCCGCCGAACAGCGCGCCAAGCCGCTGGAACGTGTCCTGCCCGTAGCCATCCCTGGGCCTGAACGCATCAAGGTTCCGCGCGGGTGCGGATGCATCATCCGAGGCGTCCCGCGCGGGCGCGGCCTGGCCGGCGCCCTCCAGACGCGCCATGTCCTCGTCCGTGAAAACCATGCCGCCGGACGGCGCGGGAACTGTGGCCACCCCGGATTCCCTTGGCCTCTCCGCCCCTGCGGGCGCGGCCTGGCCTGCGCCCTCCAGCCGGGCCATGTCCTCGTCCGTGAAAACCATGCCGCCAAGACCGCTCATTCGCCTTCCTCCTCTAAAACGGGGAACCACCCGCCGTTGTCCCTTCTAAACGTCATCTTCTCTCCATTGATCTCCACGATCCGGACTGCCCCGTCACTGTATCCGGTGGCCTTATTTGCGCCAAGACGGTCCTTCAGCCGCCCCAGCGGCCCCTTGCCGTCGGGGGACGTCGGCCTCGTGTAGTACCGGCCCGCGCCGTCCAGGATGCTCCGGATGCGCCCCGCGTTCAGCTCGTCCGCCTGCCCGTCTATGAAATCCATTATCTCCGCGGGCGACTTTCCCTTCTCCAGCATCTGCGCGGCCACCTCCACGACCTCATGGTATCTGGCCTGCATGAACTCCTGGGAATCCTCCTTGCCCCATCCCCACGGGTCCCACTTGAGGCCCGTGAACTCGCCGTTCCTTGCGACGAAGCTGTCCTGGATGTACCGGCGCACCATCTGCCCGTCCGGCGTGGAGAAGGCGCCGCGCCCGGCCAGGCCGTCCTCGGCCTCCTTGTCCAGCCACTCCAGCGTGGAGCGCAGAAGCGCGGGGTCCCCGATGGCGTCCATGGCCCTCTCCCTGTAGTGGTTCAGCAGCCTCCTGTTGGCGGCCGGTTCCACGGGGAACACGGCCATGGCCGCCTCGTACTTCAGCGAATCCGCCGCATCCCTCTCCCGCTCGGACCGTGCGTTCCTCTCGCCCTTCCCGAAGTCGTCCAGAGCCTTCTGGAGGAGCCTTCTCCTGCGAAGATACTCCTCCCTGGTCAGCTCGCCGTTCTCCAGCCGCGCGTCCAGCTCCTCCATGGTCGCCGGCAGGTCCCCGGGCTTCTCGGCCCTGGCCACATCCACCTGGAACTCCTCCCATTCGCCCTGGATCCTGGCCTTCTCCTCCTCGGCCAGCTCCCTCCGCTCCTCCTTCGCGTCGGCCGCCCAGTCGCGGAGGTAGCCTTCGGCCGTCTCATACGCCTCCCTCTCCTCGGCCTCCCTGCGCCTCTCGAAGTCCTCCAGCCACCTGGCCATGCGGACGTACCGCGCGTCCGAGAGCTCCCCCGCGTCGCGCCGCGCCTTGAGCTGCTCCGCCGTGTAGAGCGGCTCGCCGTCCGTGACGCTTGCCAGGAACGCGTCGTCATCCGCGCGGGCCATGTCCTCCATGCGCCGCCCGATCTCGCGGAGCATCCCGGCCCTGTACTCGGGGGACATGTCCGTGTAGTTGACCCAGTGCCCGTCCTTGTCCCTCTCTCCCAGGTCCCTTGCCAGGGCGGGGAGGCTGGTGTCCGGCATGTCCAGCATGTTCCGCACCTGCCATTCCTGGCGGAGGCGGGGCAGCTCGCCCACCTTCGCGGCGATCTGCTCGCCGGAGTAGAGCCCAGTCTGGGATTCCACATAGGCCTTGTAATCGTCGAAGTTCCCGTTGGCCAGAAGCCTCTCCTCCTCCGCCCTGGACTGCGCCAGCATCCCCGTGACCTGCGCCTGCCGCCTCACGCCCGCGCGGCGCCGGTCGCCGTCCATCGTCCAGGCCGCCGCATGCTCCCTGGCCAGGGAGCGCGCCTGGCCGCTCATCCGCCTGTAGATGTCCTGCGCCCCCTCCTCGAACGCCGCCCCTGCGTCGTCGCGCCTGGCCGCCACGTCCTCGTCCGTGGCCCCCGGCTGCTCCCTTATGAAGTCGTCCAGGTCGCCATAGACCTGGTCATGGAGATTGCGCAGCTGCACCATGCACAGCCTGTCCTCCGTGTCCTGCCGCTCCCGGAGGAACCCGTCCAGCGCGTTCGCGCCCGCCATGAGGCCCCTGAACACCTCGCCGGCCGCCCGGCCGGGGGCGAGCGCCTCGTCCACCTTCCAGTCCATGCCCGGGGCCCCCTGCTGCCGCGCGTTCACGTCACGGTAGGGGAGAAGCCCCGCCTTGTCCGCCATTGGAATCCTTGCCATGCATCACCCCCACGTCATTTGCCGAAGTTGCTTCCGATCCTCGCGCCGGTCTGAGCGGCGGACATGGCCTGGCCGACGCCCGCGGCCCCGAGCCCGATCTGCTGCGTCAGAAGGCTGCCGCCGGACGGGGCGGACGCCCGTGCCACCCCCGCGCGGTAGCGGTGCATCTCCGCAGCCGTGATGTGCTGCTGCTGGGCAAGATAGCCCTCCCGCATCACGTCCATCGCCGTCCGCTCCTGGTCCGCCGCCGTGGCCCCCAGCACGGCCAGGGGCGACCCCTCCGAGAGGGCGAGCCCGGACTTGCCGAGAAGGGCCCTTTGGCTGGCCCTGAAGGCCTCGTCCGCCTCGCGCTTGCGCCTGGCGTTCTCCCGCGCCGTGCGCTCCGCGTCCTCCGCCGCCATGCTCTCCAGCTTGGCGTTGTGACGCTCCTGCGCCTCCTGGGCCTCCGCGTTCGCCCTCTGCTGCCTATGCGCCGTGTTGGCGCTGCGGATCTGCATCGCGGTGGCCGTCGCGGACGCCGCCACGGCCACGGCCGCGCCTATGCTCATTGCGGTTGCTGTAGTGATAGCCATGCTCACCCTCCCTTGACAAACCTTATCTTCGTGTCCGCGCCCTTGTCGCCCGGAATCCACCCCATGTCGTCCAGCATCCTGTTCACGGACCGCCGCCCGAAGCAGCTCATGACGCTCCAGGCCCCCAGACCATCCGCATAGACCGGCACCCAGGAGAGCACGGCCCGGATGGCCGCTCGCATCCTCCTGCCCTTGAGGGCGGGGGAGGCCATGCACCATCCGCAGAAGGCCATCCTGGCGGCGGGGTCGTAGAGCAGCGTGGCCGCCGCCATGGGTGGGCCGTCCTCCGTCTCCCTGGCCACCACGCCGTAGGGGGGCACCAGATCCTGCGGGAACTCCAGCCCGCGCGGGCAGAGAGGGTTCGCCCTGATCCTCGCCGTCATCATCGCGGCGAGAAGGGGCCGGTCCCGCTCCTCCATGGGGCCCACAAGCCACGTCATTCGCACACCTCGCAGACCACGCAGACTGACGCCACGTTCAGCGGAAGCGGCTCCGTCTGGCGCACCTGCACGGACACCGTGTCCGAGTAGCCGCCCAGGGGCGTCACGCGCACAGTCTCGTCCTTGGGGACGGGCGCGCTGTCCGTGAGGTCCGCGTCCACGTCCAGGCTGCACACCGGCTGCCACGGGCCGTCCCCCGCGCGCACCTGGCCGCCCACGGAGCCATAGACGCGCACCCGCACCTCGCCCACCGCCTTGCGGCGCATGAGGGAGAGGCCGTTCCTCGTCTCCGCCTCCAGCGGCATCGGCTCAAGCAGGGACGCGTACCCCAGGCCCGCCACCAGGCGGCATCTGCACCCGTCCGGCGTCAGGCCATGTCCAGTGGAATCCAGCGTCTGCCCCGGCCAGGCCACGCCGTCCCCGAAGAGGGAGACGTCCAGCCCCGCCATCCAGCCGGGCATGGCGAACCATCCGTCCAGGCTGTCATATCCCTCGTTCGGCGTGAACACCCTCGCGCAGTCCAGGTACACGCAGTCGCCCGTGCCCATGGCCGCGCGGGATCCCATGCGCTCCACCGTCAGCACCTCGGCCCCGTCCGCCGCCTCCCTGCGCACGATGAGGCAGAGCCTGTCCTCGCCGCCGTGGGGCAGGGCGCAGACGGAGGCCACCTTCCCGCCAGGCGTCGTGTGCCTCGCCCACGCGACCACCTCCTGCTCCCGCTCGTAGGTGAGGCTGGCCAGCGTCCCGTCCGCCATGAGGCACCAGAGCACCGTGTCCGGAGTGCGGAGCAGGGCCATGGAGACCATGCCAGGCGCCGTCACGTGCTCCGCCAGCACCGTCATGTCGGGCGACGTGTAGCCGTCCTTCTCCCAGGAATAGACGAACTCGCGCAGCTTCCGGGCCCCCCGCTGCAGGAACAGCACCACCTCCCCCGCCATCACGGCGGGGACGCGCTCCGAGCCGTAGGCGCTCTGCCGCCTGACCCTTATGTTGGAGGGCGTGAGGGCCGCGTCCGACGAGCTGGCCGACAGCGTCCACTCCGCGTCCGCCGTGCCCACCACCAGCGCGTCCTGCTGGCACATCCACTGGATGGTGTTGATGGTGTCCGAGTACAGCGTCACCTCGATGGGCGAGTCGTCGTCCGCCCCTTGCAGGAAGCTGTCCCAGTCGCCCGTCCTGCTGCCCCATATCGTCTGCGGCTGCCTGGACGTGCCGCCGAACATCATCCGCTCCTCGAAGAACGCCACGGCCCGCGGCCAGTGCCCCGGGCCCCAGCACGAGCGCGCCCAGGTGTCCGTGTACCCGTACTTCGCGTGGGATGTCAGCGCGGAGAGCTGCGCCTTCGTGAGCGAGCCCGTCCGGAAGTTCTCCATGAAGTCGAAGAAGGCGCTGTGCGCCGTGGTTGGTTCGGACACGGCGGGCGGCCCCGCGGACTGGAGGGACGAGCCGAAACCGAACGGCGAGATGATGCGGCAGAGCGCGAACCGGCATTTCGCCGACTGGTCCGTTGTCCCCAGGATGGGGCTTCTCGTCCCCGCCCCGTCCCTCGTGTTGTAGAATATGGCGGAGTATATCTGCTGGACGCTTGTCTGAACCTCGCAGATCTCCAGGAGCCCGTTCCGCGAATAGTCCAGGTTGGAGAACGACCAGTCGCACTGCCTGATGGTCCCCGTGGACGCCGCCGAGTAGTCCGCCATGGAGAGCCGGTAATCCGCCTCGTAGGGCTCCTTGCCGCTGGCCGATATGTTGTTGTCGTTGGAGCTGGAGCACGTCCGCAGCGTCTCCCACTGGTTCCCGTCCTCGCTGTACTGGCGCTGGAGGACGAGCGTCCCCGTCCACGTGCCGTGCGTCGTCAGCGTCCACGTGCCCTTTACTTTCCCCAGGGACACGGTGCCGTTGCCCGTGAAGCTGCCGGAGCTGGACTGGCTCTTGTACGCGTCCATGCTCAGCTGGCTCCCGATGTCCGCCAGCGAGAACACGGCGTCCCTCGCGCATATCAGGCAGTGGTTCCCCGCCGCGTTGGACGCGGTGATGTCCACGGTGTCGTATTTCAGCCCGTCGTACCAGGTCGCCCCGGGCCCTCCCGAGGGCAGGCAGTCCGCCGAGAACGCGCAGAGGAAGCCGCTGGAGTCCGCGTCGGACATGGGCATGGTCTCGAAGTACTTCTCCGCCAGTTCGAAGGCCGCCTCCCCCGTGCGCCTGAGCTCCATGGGCGCGTGGAGTCCGTCCACCAGCGTCATCACGTCGGCCGACTGAACGTACTGGATGTCCGACAGCCTCCCCGGCGCGTAGGGCGTCTCCAGGTAGTTCCTCGCCACGTCGTTCACCGTGTCCAGCGTCAGCCAGGCGGACGCGGAGACGCTCCAGACGTGCAGCCTGGATGCGACGACGCCGGACAGCCTGCACGCCGCCAGGAGCACCAGGTACGCCGCGTCGGACGACACGACGAACGGGATGATCCGGCAGTCGCCGCCTGTGCCGCTCCCCTCGTCCCAGGGCTCCGAGGGGAATCCCTCCCAGGGGAATTCGTCCAGGATCTCCAGACCCGGGCGCCGCTCCACGGACCCGTAGGGCGTGGGCAGGAAGTTCTCCAGAGTTCTGCAGCCCCGAGAGTACTGCGCAATGTCCGTCCTGGAGAGCATCCTGGGCGAGAGCTCGCCCGCGTTGAAGGCTATGTTTGTCGCGTAGAAGGCCATCACACGCCCCTCCTTCTCGCCTCGATCCAGGAAGAGCGCGGGGCCCTCCGCCTCTGGATCGCCGCCACGTTCTCTTGGCTGTCTATGGACCTGGCCACGGCCAGCCGCTCCAGGTACCCCTGCCGGAACTGCGCGCCAATCGCCGCGTCCCTCGTCACGGCCATGCACAGCTCGGACGCCAAGAGGAAGACAAGCGCCTCCACGAACAGGGGGTCGAAGACCTCCGGGTCCTCCACGCGCCGCACGTACTCCACGGACGCGTCTCTGGACTGCGCCAGGAGGCGTTCCCCCATCCGCCTGAACGGTGAGCCGTCGGACATCCGCACCAGCCGCAGGGCGTCCGCCGGGACCGTGCAGGCCAGGGGGTAGTCCGGATCGGGCGACGCCTCCTCCAGCACGGAGAGAGGCGCGCTGGCCATGGCGAAGGACCAGGCGTGGTCGCGCAGGCAGCGGTCCCGCAGCGCGGGGAAGAACACCCGGCACATTCGGGCGTTGGAGTTCGGCTCGTCAAGCGTCGTCAGGGCGGGCACGCCCAGCTTCAGCAGGGCCATGTTGCAGATGGTCAGGGTGTCCATGTGTGCTCCTTGAAAATGATGCGGCCCCCCGGAGGGGGCCTGGCCCGGGGGCCTTTAGTCTGTAACGTAGTAGATGTCGAACACGATCTTCTTGTTGGCCGTCAGCGCGGCCGTGCCGACAGTGAGGATGATGGTCGTCTCCTCCGAATAGACCTTGTCGCCGAGGGCGTTGGCGGCCAGCGTCACGGATGTCGCGTTGGCGCCGGGCGCGGTCGCAGCGTAGTAGCGGTCGTCATCGTCCTTGTCGCCCACCTTCACGGTCATCGTCGCCCCCTGGCCGGCCTGGAAGTGGAGCTGGCTGATGGGGAGCACCCGGGCCCCGGCGGGGACCACGCAGAGGTTGTGCACGTCGCCGGCGGCGGCGCCGGACGCCCCCGCGAACTCGCCGTGGATGAGGCGCACGCGCCCGCCCAGCGCGTTGGGGTTGACCTTGCCGGCCGCGAGGCCGGTCTGCTTCTCGTATAGGGATGTGTTCTTCGTTGCCATTGCCTGTACCTCCTTCGGTTAGGATTCCTTGCAGAATACCTGGACGACCTTCTCGTCCTCCACGCGGCACGCGCCGGCCTTGAGCTTGGCCAGGGCCTGCCAGTTGTCGCTCTTGTCATGGCGCTGCGAGACGCTCATGGAGATGTCCTGCGGGACGCCCAGGAGCACGCCGCTCTTCACCCACGCCACGCACGTGCGGATGGACGACGCCGCGGGGAGCCTTCCCGTCCTCACGAACTCGAACCCCATGAACCTGTGGATGGTCCCGTCCACCAGGGCCTTCACGGAATTGTAGTCCGCGCTGGTCGCCTGGGTGGTGCGCAGGAGGTCGTCGAGCTGGTTCTGGGTGACCGCCATGTAGGGGGTGTTCTCGGGGTCGTCCAGGTCGATGTCCGCCTTGCCGAAGAGGCTGCGGGCCTGGATGAGCTTCTCGATGTTGAGGCCCACGTTGGAGCCGTTTCCGCCCACGGTCACCGCGATCTGCTGGGTGGCCGGGAAGGCCACGGACGTGAGGCCGTCCTTTCCGGAGTAGGCCGCGCCGGTGAAGGCGTTCGCGATGATGACGTCGTCAAGGATGCGCCCCATGGCGTAGCCGCCCATGGCCACCACGTCGCTGGTCGGGTCGATGAACACGTTCAGGTCGTCCTGCCAGTCGATCATGTCCGCCCAGATGTACTCCTGGGCGTGCATGGCCCGGCGGTCGAACTGCGTCTCGATGAGCGGGGTGTCCGCGTAGCGTGACGTGCTCCTCACCGCCGTGGTCGGCTTCACGCGGTCGAAGAAGCGCACCTCGCCCTTCATCTCCACGAGCTTCACCTTGGAGCGCAGGACGCTCCCCCTCTGCTGGGCCATCTGATAGACGTTGGCCCCGTACTGCTTCGCATACACTGATTCCAGTTCTGCCATTGTTCAATCCTCTCTTTCATTCTGTTTTCCTCGGTGCATCTGATTCATGATTGCCCGGCACATGCCGGATCACCAGCCGGGCCGCCGCCCGGCAGGCTCATGAGAAAGCGCCCGGATCCGCTGGGGGATTGCCCATGGCTTGGTCATTTCGCCTATAGAATGTAAATCTGCAAAGTGTCTTCGGGTCAGTTCCCGGGCCCGCCCGCCACGGCCTTCGCCCGCAGAAGGGCGCGGACCTCGTCCACCCTGGCCCTGTGCCCGGGGTGGTCCGCCTTGAAGTAGGCGTCGTCCGGGTTGCCCATGATGTCCGCCAGGCGCTGCGCGGGGGACGACGGTGCGGGCTCGCCCCCTCCCACCAGGCGGGATTCGGTGATGCGGGAGCCCACCCTGGCCAGCGCGCTGATCACGGCGTAGTTGTTGAGGAGGCCGCTCTTCTCCAGCGTGTCGCGCAGACCGAAGACGTCCATCGTCCTGTTGCACTGCGCCAGCACGTCCCCCAGGCTGGCCCCGTGGTCCGCCTTGAGTCTGGCCATGGTTTCCTTGAACTCGCGCTCCTGCGCCTCCCTGGCGGATGCGGCCAGCCTCGCCGCCCGCTCCGCGTCGTACTTCACGGACGCCTGGAAAACCTTCTGGGACACGCCGTTCTCGAACGCGAACCTGCGGAACGCCTTCACCTCCTCGTCGTCCAGCTGCACGCCCTCGGGCAGCTCCACGCCGTCCATGCTGTAGCCGTCCTCGGAATCGGGGCGTCCGCCCGCCCTGTAGAAGGCGTCCCACTCCTCCTTGGAGGAGTTCTCTCCGGGCACGGCCACCTTGCCCGTCCCCATGGCCCTCTGGGCGCAGACGTAGCTCTTGGCCAGCGTCCCTATGGTCTTGATGGAATCCAGACACTTCTCGCCCCGGATGTCCTCGGGAAGGCCGTTCCGCCAGTCGTCGGCCAGTCCGCCGCCCGTCCCGAGCATCCTCGTGTAGTCGTAGGCCTCCGGCTTCTGGCCTTTCCCCTCGCCTCCGGGCTCCGCGCCCGCCGTCGCCTTGTTCTGAACCGTGCCATTGTCCGCCGCGGGGGACCCGCCCCCAAGAATCGTCTGCTGCTCCGCCATCGTGTCTCCTGTCAGTCCTACATCCTCTCCAGCCTGCGCACCAGCGCGGCCACCTCATCCGCGCCGAGTCCGCGCGCGTCCACCCAATCCATGAAGCCCGGAGTCGCCGTGCCGAACCTCCTGGAAAAGGGAGGCATGTCCTCCGCCCTCTCCACGCGAGGGGCCACTGGGCGCGGCGCCACCTTGGGCGCCGTCTCCTCCGCCTTGGGGGCGGGGGATAAGTCCGCCTCGCCTCCGGACGGCGCCGCATCCGGCCGCCCCTCGTCCGGGGCCTCCGCCCCGCCCGACGCAAGCCACTCGTCCACCCGCCTGCGGTGGGCGCTCTGCATCCCCGGCTCGTACCTCACCTGACCGTCCGCCCCGAGGCGCCCCACAAGCCGCCGCCTGTCGCCCGTCACGGACACCAGCATGTCGCCGTCAATTACGTACATCCTCACCTCCGCCAATATGCCTCCGGATCTCGCACAGCACGGAGCGCCGCCCCCTGATGTACTGGAGCAGTTGCACGTCCGCCACATAGCCCTCGTCGCCCTCGGCCGCGAACTTGGCCAGGCTGGCCAGCACAATCCGCCCGTCGTCTGATCCGAACACCCTCCGGAACGCGCCGCGCAGGCGCGCCTCCCTCTCCAGATCCTCCTTCGCCGTCATCACACTCCCTTTCCGCTCATCACCAGGTCAAGCGGGGACCCCTTCTCCGGAGCCTTGGAGAGGTTGCCGCCAAGCGCGGACGCCGCCTCCTGCATGGCCCCCAGCCCCGCCTGCGTCTGCTGCGCGCTCTCGCGGGCCTGCCTCGCCTCGTCCCGCTTGCGCACGGGAACCAGCCACTTCGGGCTCACGCCGTTCGCCGCCGCGATGTCGCGGGTGACCTCGTCCAGGTCGAAGTTGTCCATGACCTCGGGGCTTGCCGCCGCGATCTGCCCGACCGCCGCCTGCGTCTGGATCCAGCCCAGACTCTCCAGCTTCTTTATCGAAAGGGCGATCTTCGAGACGAACTCCACCTTGTAGTCCGGCCTGGCCATGAGGGCCGGCGGACGAGGCGGCAGAAGGCCGCGTCGCTCGCAGATGCCGTAGGCCCGGTGGATGACCGCCCTGAACAGCTCGCTGTGCAGGTTCCCCGCTATGGGCGCGAACGGGATCATCTTCCCCTCGTTCCGGATCTCCGCCTCGGTGGCCGTGATCTGGCGCAGGTCCCCCAGCGGATCGAAGATGTCCCAGAAGAACCCGGTGCGGACGCGCTCCCGCTCCGCCTCGATGTCCTGGTAGAGCCGACCCAGGTCCGCCCCGTTCGTCACCGGCTCGGGCCTCGCGCCCGCCATGTCCGGCTTATAGACGATGACCGCCCCGGGGTCCCTGTCGAAGTCGCGGCTCACCACGGACCCGTCCGGCACAAGCCAGTTCGGGTCGGCGTGGCGCTCGCTCGTCACGATGTACGCCTGGCGCATCCTGTTCAGCATCTTGATGTCCGGCAGCATGTCCAGCCCGGGCCCGCGCCCGTACGATTCGTTGTCCGACTTCTCGAACCGGCAGACGGCGTACGGATTCTCCTCATGCCCCGATTCCCTCACCAGGGATTTCGCCTCCATGTCGATGTACAGGTCGGCGAAGGGCATGTTCGCGTTGTCGTACAGCTCGGGGTCCCTGTCCCGCCTTGGCATGACCACATGCAGGAGCCTGTGCTTGGCGTCCATCCTCGCCGCGTCCGCCGCCTCCTCCCGCACCTTGTCCGGAAGCTGATCGCCCTCCTGGGCGAAGCTCGCCACGTACTGCCTGGCCGTCACCGTAGTCTCGCGGAAAACCGTGTCAACCAAGCCCTCTGAATCCTCGCAGTAGCAGACGCTCTCCACGGGAAAACTGCGGAAGACGAGCACGGACCGCTCGCCGCCGTCCTCGCAGTGGCAGACGGCGTCCAGGCCGCAGGCCAGGTTGTTCAGGAGCTGGATGAGCACGCTGGGCCAGTTGCTGTTGGCCAGCGCGAAGGAGATGGCCTTGGTCGTTTCGGCGAAGTAGTCCTTCACCTCCTCGTCCGCCGCCAGGGCGTCGTCCGCCGGGGCCAGCTCGAACCAGCGGCGGTCGGGCGGGGCCATCCAGTTGTACATGCCGGCCGCAAGGCGCTTCCTGGACTCCAGGGCCGTCGTGTCGAAGATGTCAACGCCCCGCTCGCCCCCCTCGGGAAGATAGTCCGAATACGTCGGATAGACGTATCGGCGCACCTCGCGCCAGACATTCAGCCACAGCCCGTCCCTCACGGCCTTCAGCCGCCCGTACCGCTCCAAAATGCGAACTGCGTCAACCGGCATCCCTCATCCTCCCAGAATGGTCTTCTTGGCGGCCTCAGCCTCCGTGTTCCCGGCCAGAATGGTCCGTGCGCGCCCGTAGTACCCCCTGACGCGCCTCTTCTCGTCGCGCGCCGCCGCCATCTCCGCCTCCACGCCGTCCTGCTCGCGCGGCGTCGGGTCCGGATCCTTCGGCGCCGCCGTCTTCTTCACGCTGCTGTGCCCCATATTTCGTCCCTCGCAAAAAATGCCAACCACCGAAAATGTCAACGCACCTAATATAGAACACCGCCCCCGAATAATTTCAGCAGGACGCAGTCCGCACCCTCAACCTTCAGGGCGCAAACGGGGTCGAAGCCAAGCCGCCCGGCCACCTTCAGAAGCCGCCCGTTGCCCCTCTCGATGCAGGCGAACGTCTCGTCGAGCTGCTCCGCGCAGATCCTGACGCCCTTGCGCATCGCCGCCAGCGTCACGGCCGCGGACGGCGCCCGCTTCGGGTTCGCCTCGAAGTGAACCATGCCGCATCCGGCCAGAACCTGCGAGACGTAGAACACCCCGGCCTTCCGCACAGGCCCGGAACCCTCCTGCGCCAGCACGTTGTACAGCCACCCATGAAGGGCGTGCCATCTCGCCCCGGGCGACTTCACGCAGGACGCGCCAATCCCGTCGATCCGCTCAAACCATATCCTCATATCCGCCTCAATCCCCCCTTCACCACCATTGTCCCGGAGGCCTTCGGAAGCCCGGACACCAGCCCAAGCCTCCACGCCACGGCCATCGTCCGGAACGCATCGGCCCCGTGGCTCGCCCAGTCATGCAGCGGCTGCGACTTGTAGCAGCCGTGCTGGTCGTCCCACTCCTTCCTGTACGCCTCCAGGCACTTCAGCCCGCGCTCGGTCCTGCTCTCGTCGAACCAGCAGTAGTCCAGCATGTCCCTCACGCTGTCGATGCCGCCCATGAGGTCCCTGTTCGTCATCACCCGCTCGAACTCTATGCCAAGCGCCTTCGCCGCCTCCTGGCGGCTCGTGCCGCTCGAGAGCTCCCGCACGGCGATGTCATGCGGCGCGAAGTGCCGCCCGTAGCGGTAGCCGCGCTCCCTGAGGACAGCCGCGTAGTGCGGAAGCCCCTCGCCCGCGTTCTCGTAGTAGTCGATGACGCGGACCTCCTTGCCGACGAACTGGAAGAACCAGACGCACGTCTCGTCGCTCATGCCAAGGTCCCACGAAGTGTGCACGGGCAGATCCTCGTCCCAGGGAACCGCGCAGATCCTGCTCTCCCTGTGGATCCGCATGAACTGCCGGGCGTAGTAGCTCCCCTCGTTCGCCACCTTGAACGCCTCCTCCGGATACGACGGGTACTCCGACCACACCGCGTCCCCGTATATCCTCTCCTGCATCGCGTACCACGCCTGCTGCTCCTCGTCCAGCTCGATGCCGTGCCCGTCGTACAGTCCATCGAAGTACTCCAGAAGCCGCGCTGGCACGGCGGTCAGCGTCGGGTCCGCCCGGTACTCCGCGTTCGAGTGCCAGGGAAAGAAGTGAAGCCGGAACTCCTGCCTGTCCAGCCGACGCCCGCTCGCCCTCGCCGCAAGCGCCCTCTGCACCATGTCGTGGAAGTCCCCCGAGTTCCCCATGGCCGTGCTCTCCACGAAGCAGAACCCGCCCGAGTGCACCGCCGGGAGGGACCCCGTCTTAATCTCCCTGGCCTTCGCGGGCTGCATCGCGCAGATGGGCCCGTACTCCGAGATGTGAAGGAACTGACACGTCCCGGATCGCGCGCTCACGGACACCTTGATGCTCGAGCCGTTTCTGAACACGACCTCGCCGTCCTTGCTGCACCGCGCCACGGGGCACCACTCCCTGAGCTGCGCCGGAAGGCTCTCGTAGGGGTACATGATCTTGGAGTTGAAGATGTCCGCAGCCTTGTCCTTCGTCTCCGCGATGATCCTGCACGTCATGTTGGGCACGGTTACCGCCATGTCCAGGCAGATGAGGTCGATGAACGTCGTGAAGCCAAGCTGCCTCGCCTTCAGCACGATGTTGTAGTACCAGAGGTCGTCGTAGAGCCGCTCCTGCGCGGGCCTCATCCGGAACGTCACGTCCTTCCCCGTCTCGTCAACCACGTGGTAGAGGTTGTCAAGCCTCCACTTCGGGTCGGCGATCAGGTCCCTCACTCTCTCAAGCTCTTCCTGCTCCATCCCAACGCCTCGAACAGCCCGGCCGCCTCGCGGCCGATGGCCACCTCCGTCTCCTGTCGGTCGCGGTAGTGCCGCGGGTCCGTGTTCTTCAGCACGAACTGCACAACGCTCGCCGTCTGCCTCCCGTCCAGACCGCCCTCCACCTGGTTCGCCGTCACCTGGAGCAGGGCCGCGCGGCACGCCTCGCCAAGGTCGTCCGGCATACCCGACCAATCCTCCAGCGTCTCGCGCGAAACGCCCAGGTAGCAGCACAGCCCCTCCACCGAATACGGCGCCGGGTCCGCCACCTCCACCACGCCGTCGGCGCTCGCCACCTCCTTCGTCCGCCCGTCGCATCTCCGGAAATACCGCTCGGCGCGCTCCTCGAAAAGCTCCGGCGTCCAGTTCTCATGCTTGCGGGGCCGCCCCCGCCTCGTCTCGTCGCGAATCACCCAAAACACCTCCCATAGGCATAGGCCAGGACAATATTTTGCCCTCGCCATCCCGCTCACTACCAGACACAAGGCCGCAAAGAGAAAAAAAAACGGCGCGATTATTTGACAACGGGCTTACCGCACATTTCGCCGCGCAGAAAGTCCATGATCGCGAACCCCCCGACAAGGTACCCGCCACCCGTCCTGGCCGCGGCCAGACGCCCGGACGCGCACAGCGCCTTCACGAAATTCACATGCCGCCCCAGAATCCGCGCGACCTCGCGCGCCGAATAGACGCAGTTCACGTCATAGGGGATTTTCTCTGTTGGATCCTCGTCCACCTGCAGACCTCCTTGACGCCGCGGACAAAGCCTTCCGGGGCGACGGGAATACTATACAAGACACGGAGCAAAAAAAACGGCCGGGCCCGCCAAAACCCGCACGAGGCTCCGGGACGAGCCGCACGAAGCGCCGAGGCGACCCGCACGACGCCGCGGAGCGGCCCGCACGAAGGCGCACGGACCCAGCACGGCCCGAGCCCAAAAATACGATGTTTGCATTATTTTGTTGAATTTTCTGCGATCACGCCCGGAAAAGGGGAATATTCCCCCCACCGGACAAGCCCATAAATCATACAATCTGACATACAATTCAGCCAAATAAAAATTCCCCACGACATCAAGTCAATGGGGAAAAAACTAAAAAAATTGGTACCGGAGGTGGGAGTCGAACGAACAAATCCCTCCGCGAAAATCCACCGTGACATACATAAACGAGGACACTTCAACCCAAAACAAGCCCACCTCTACAAGTCCACGCGGGGAAGCCGCTGGACGCGCCGGGCGGTGGCCAGGTCGTGCGAGTAGAGGTCGGTCTGGGCGTCGGAGACGTGGCCCACGAGGCCACGGACGGCGTGGCGGGGGATCCCCGCCTCGTCGCACCTGGTGACGAAGGAATCGCGGAAACTGTTGAAGTTGAGCACCTCGCCGTCCCCGCAGCCGATGCCCAGGTCCTTGAGGATGGCGGAGAAGCGCGTGGCAAACGTGCCGCTTCCTGGGCTGTACGGCCACGCGCCGAGGACGCGCGGCCCCTTGCGGGGGAGGACGGCCAGGGCGTCCACAAGCTGCGGATGCATGGGGATCTCCACGCCACGGCCGAACCGGCGCGTCTTGGCGGGCACGAGGCGGATGACGTCCCCCTCGATCATGGACCACTCCAGGCAGAACACGTCCTTCTCCCTCAGCCCCGTGAACCATGCGATGAGGGAGGCGGTCCGCCACGGCTCCGGGGCGGCACGGTAGATCCGCCGGAACTCGTCCTCCGTGAACGGGCGCTGATGCCGCGCCGATCCCACGCGGTTGGGGATGAGGGCGAACGGGGACGCGGCCAGTCCGGAGTCCATGAGCGTCCGGGCGAAGATGGCGTTGAGGGCGCACTTGGAGTTGTTGAAGGTCTTCCCGTTGTCCTTGCCGTCCAGGTAGGAGAAGGCCATCTCGGGCGTGACCTCGTCCATGAAGCGCACCTTCACGGCCTTGGCGAACGCCCTGAAGATCTTCGCCGCTGTGGCGGACACGGGGCGGTACTTGGCGGCGGTCTCCAGGGCCTTGTCCATGGGGAGGCGGCGGCCGTTTCCGCC